GCTTACTATCAATTGATGTTATTTTATCGTAGCTATCAACACCATAGCCGATTATATTAGAACGCAAGTTATCCATTGAATTATCCCCTCGCTGCTGACTTAGCGGCGGTAACATAAGCTGTGATAGTATCCGCTGTAACTCCATTAGTAACAGCAACGATAAACTTCATACCCTCTGCTCGACTGCAATCGTATGAAACACAGAAACTTGTATCGCCGCTTATAGCAAGGCTATCACTATATAGCGACAATGTTCCAGTTCCGGCATCGATATCCCGCGACACTGTTTGTCTATACGTGCCATCGCCGGGGTCCCAATAAGGTGTTACTGTTACGGCGGTTCCACTATCTTGAGAAATATCGATATGAACGTCAAGTGATTCTTCAAACTTAAGATCGCTTAATGTAATTGTCCTGTTCGCTTCGCTAGCATCAGCAGCGACTGCATTTAATTGTTGTCCATAGTAGTGATAAGTTCCGCCATTTCTCGTTGTTGGTGCAGCCATGAGTAAATTCTCCTTATGTAATAGTATTATCCGACATAAGCAAGTTTCCATTTTATAGAGGGCTTCGAACTAAAGAGATCGAAGCTTTTAGATATCACTTGCCATTTGTAGCTTGAAATGTCGCTGTCTGTTATTCCGTCTTGAGTCTTCCAATGAATATCTAACAATTCGAGTGATACGAAATCCAATAATTGCACGTCAATTTTAGACAGATTAGTTCTCAGATTAATTATTGGACAACCGTATTTGAAGCGCTCGATATAATAATTTAATAATTTGTAATAGGTGGTTATGTCATACACGCTATCGCCCGCTGAGTGCGCGGCGGCGCTCGTCGATAAAGCGCCGCGAGTTACCGTCGGTAATGTCGCGATAAACGTTGACGTTACTTTTTTTATAGTATCCGCAAATAAAGGACCAATCTGGTCATAAACAGTAACTCTATTTGCGCTTGTAAATGTCGGGGTTCCCGTCCATGTCATGTGTTCGCCGCCGACATCAATTATTGGAGCGCTTGAACTATCTGGAGTTCTCCAAGAAACTGTCCATATATGACTTGCAGCGTTCGTCGTCGTATGAACCATATTATACAATGGTCCGGCGGCTAGATAGATATTATAATCGGTTCCTGTTCCTTTTTTAACCATGAGTTGAGCAAAATTAAATTCGCTTGTGATACGGTCATACCAATCGTCGCGGAATTCAGCTTGAGTCGAAGGGTTTCCGGTTAAATATAAATCAGTCCCATACACACCATCATCAAATTCGAACCTGATATAATCAGTCGTATAATCAAATAAATAATAATAGGTTCCCGGCGATATCATATCGTTACTATCAGCGTTGACGAATCCATGGAAGCCACCATTCCGAGTGTAACGATTTCCCGTTATGTATTCGCTACTTAAAGGTAGCGTTGTTTGACTGCTTGTCATTGCAGAGCCAAGCACGCCTATTTTATTGTTGTGTTCGATATCGAATTCATACCAAACCTCAAAAGATCCTGAAATGCTACCAGTGTCGCTAGCGGCCGTCGTATCGAGACGATCTCGACGGCGATCTATTGCTACATAAGTTGATGTAGCGGCGTCGCATTGATCGGGGTCCCATTCTTTAAAGTAGGCACTCGCTGAATTTTTGATGTTATTATAAATGATTTCATATTCGATATCGGCGATGTCTTCCTCATACCAGGTATCGACTATGCTATCAGTAGAGTCATACTGCTTTAAATCAAATGTTCCATCTTCTCGCGCTACAAACCAGGCGCGAAGCTGTAAACACATCTGTTCAATTAAGTCGCGAGTCGAAATATCTTCCTGAACGATTTCTTCACTTCCATACACGTTAAGAAAACGTTCATCCCAATTGTACCACGGCGTAAAAATATCTAAGTCAATATTCGTCGTATCAATGCCATCGATGTAAAACGCAGTCCATATATATTGTCTTGGATGCTTATTGCCGACGGCAATATTAAAACTTCTCGCTTCTTTGTTGTTGTAATAATCAGCGGTTTTACCCTTTATTTTTAAAGAGCCCGGTAATGGTATTACATCGGTTATGACTCCAGACCACACAGGAACAAAGTCAGATAAATCAACGCCGTGAGTGCCAAACTTAATATGTAATGATTTATTTCTCAAATATTCGCTATTCAGCAATGTTCTGAGTGTGCCATTGCCGGCGCCTTCATCGACGAAATCTACTGTTAAACCGCCTACCTGCGAACTAAAATCTTCTATATCAGCGGTTAATGATATCGACGAAATTTTTGATACAATGTTAGGATATCCGTTATACAGCTTATTTGACGCGGTATAATAAGTATGTGTTGTTGTGTCTGTTTGAATATCGACGACAACAACCGGTTCTATTTCAGCGCGGGATAAAAGGCGTTTTAACTCTGTATCAATTGTTATCATTTATTCGATTCCTATAGGCGATCCGCCTTGCTCTCTAAGCGTCAACGTAACATCGTGTTCAAGATATCCGCGAGTAACAAGATTGAAATCTTTATTCATAATTTTGAATAACCCTGCTTTTTCAGGTTCACTGTAAGGTTTTTCACAGAAGACGATTGTTTCGGCGCCGCCATTCGATTCATTCCAAATATCGCGCAGTCGCGAATAAGCAAGGTCATTGTTGGCCATGAATTTAATTGAGAATTCTCGTTGTCCTCTTGAAAATTCTCGGTAAACAATAATACCTGTTTTGGATTCATACTTTGCGTTTTCTCTTATCGTCGTATTAGAATCATATCCATAAGCAGCATAGTTAAGCTGTATTCGTTTACCCATAAATAATTCATTACAATAAAAACTTGTCGAACTTCCAAAAGTGATGGCGACTAAAAAATAATTCAGATTATAAACTATTTTTTCAGTTCCACTTTTATCAAGCCGCGCCAAGTATCGTCGTATAGTTGTATCAACGCTCGTATCATTATTGAAATCTTCATACGTAGCCCATATCGATGAATCGCTTAATCGTACTTTAACCGCGCTTATATTGTTCGATGGATCTTCGCAATGGAAAAAAAATGTATCGAATGTTCCAGCGTTGTTTTGACCTGTTATCACATGAGTTGTTGCGCTTGAACTGTATGAACCGCTTTTATGATTATAGCCGTCATAGACATTATCAACGGGATAACTTGCATGACTTGAATCAGACATAGCCGGGGTTAAACTGTTTTGAATGAATGGACCTTGCAAACAATCATTTAAAATATTTTTTGGAATAATGATTGGATTGTCGGCTTCAAAGAGCGTGTTATCAGCAGCCGTTATACTTAAAGAAGTATAAGCCATTACATTACCTCGCTTCCACCTTGTTCCAGCAATTCAATATAAACGTCGCGCTCGAATGGTCCTTTTAGAAGGGCTTCATATTTATCATTAACAATCTTATAGAGTCCGACATTATAAGGTTCACTGTAAGGTTTTTCACAGAAAACGATTGGATTCATACCATTATTTGATTGTGTCCAAATAGATTCATACTGCGATAGTTCTGTCTGATTGCCAGTATTAAATTTTAAAACAGTTCGTCGGCGACCCTGATTGAATGAATATCGCGTTATGATACCGCCGTTCGATATAAAGTCTTTATTAATAACGACATTTCGTTTTAAGTCGATTGGTCTTAAAGGCTTTCGCGATAACTGAATTCGCAATCCGAGCCACACCTCTATGAAGCGATGGCGAACGCTTGAACCATATCTTTGGTCGTAATACCAATAGATCAAACTGCTTACTTCATTATAAGTTCCACCTACATTTTTGAACGGGTATATATAGCGCGGATATGAGCCGCCTGGAACTTTATATAATATTACATTAGTATTAGTAGACATAGCGCTATTATCAGCGATAACTATTCTCGAATAAGTTGGGTTCACTGTTATGTTTGAATCCATAGCGACAAAAATTGTGTCTACTGTTTCACTATCTAAATGACTGTAATATTCACACGATGTATTGTCGGAACTTAATTGAGTGCAACTATGAGTATATCCATTGTATGAATTAATTGTTGGGAAATCGCTATCGGCTTCATCAGCGCCGTAACTAAAATCGCTATCAAGTCGCGGTAACTGAGTACTATCTGGAATTACATTCGTCGTCAAAATGATTGGATAGTCGGCTTCTAATAGCGCCGTACTAGAAGCGCTTTTTTGGGTCACTGTATATGCCATTATATTGCTCTCACGAATGCAAGCCTATTGTCCTTAACCAAATCTGTCATAACACGATCCCATTGATCAATCCATAGTCGCGCAATTTCTTCATCAGTGCCCGGTTGCACCTCTAAAGTTGTGTTAATGTTAATAACATTACCGCCGCCGCCGCCTTCGCCAGCTTTCGTACGTTCCCATTCACCCGCTTCGCGTTCATTAAGAACTCTTTCTTTCGGAGCGAGCAAAGCTGGTATTGAATCCGCACCTGGTAAGCCTCCGACAACTTTACCGCCGAACTGCATTGGAACCGCCGCGCTCATGGCGGCTACTTGAGCATAAGCGGCGGCGGCGGCGGCTGGCGCAAGTTCCGGTCCAACAATAGGGATCGCCGCTGTCGCGGCGAAAGCGTTCGCGCTTGCAACCGCCGCTGAACCCATAACTTCTTTAACATTAAACAATGCATTAATCGCCATTCCGACAAGTCGTTGCGTAAGCACGTCAAGCGCGGCTTTCATAATACTTTTACCTATACCCTTCATAACTAGTTCCATCGTCTTACCGAATGATTGTGTTCCCTCAGCGGCCGCCCACATAGCATCAACAACGCCGCCTGTTATTGTACTCGATAAATCATTAACGAAACCGCTCACATTATCTGCCATCGCTTGCAACTCAGCTTCGTGTTTAGCTTGAAGATCAAGGATTAATTGAGTCTGCATTTCAATCATGGCCCGTTCTTTTTCTTTACGAGCTAAAAAACGTTCAAACCAATCAGAAGATTTTTCCTCAAGTTTTTCTAATTCATTTTTTTGCTCAACTATTTTTTCATTCGCTCCGACAATTGATGTCTCAAGCGCTTTAAAAGCATTGGTCGAAGCTTCGCCGATAGCAGTTAAAACAGTGGCCTTAATAGAATTAATCTTTTTTTCCATATTATCGAGCGACGAAATATTACCTTGGAGGTCCTGTTTGTTTTGCGAAGCTGTTTTGGCGAACTCGTTTTTTAGTCCTTTAACACTGCCTTGAGCTTTGTCTAAGGCGCTTGAAAGCCCTTCGAATCCAGCTTTAGACAGCAGTGTTGACATACCTCCTAAAATTTTATCGAGACCGGATAAGAAGATATCGAAAAATGAATTGACCGCTAGCTGAATAGTATTAATTATCATTAACCAACCATTCCAAGCGCGAGCAACTTGCAATGTTCCCCACGCTACGCCTTCAGTCAATAAGTTAGCGGCGTTGGTAAGCCACGTTATAAGTGTTGATCCGATAAGTTTTCTATTAATAACGACCCATTTCGACATACTATCAATGATTGGTTGTAGCGTTTTCGATAAGCCTTGAAATATCGGTATAAGCGCGTCGCCTAACCTCGCTCGCAATACATTCGCTGATTTCCCTAATTCCTGGAATTGTTTTAAAGCAGGATCGTTCGCTTTTCTGAACGCGAACGCATGTTTAATAGTTTCAGTGATAGACTTATTAAACATTTCGATTGCTTTTTTACCAAGTTCTAGAGATTGATTCATTAAAGCACTTGCAATGCCTATCCCCTTAAACGCATTTCCTCCAGCTTTAGATAACCCTTCGACGCCTTTCGTCGCGACTTTTGCGCTTGTTCCAATGCCTGTTAAAACCTTGCTAGCGCTATCTTTTGCGAAAACTAATATTCCGATTTTTTCTGTATTCTCTGGCATTTCTCTTTACCTATGCGGTTGTTGTGCTCCGCAATTATTTCTCGTATTAAAGAAAACGCTTCAATCACAAAAAATGGTTCGTCGTCAATAGTCTTACTTCCAAATGGAAAAATTTTGAACTCGTTAAAGTCCTTATAGTCATTGACGATACGAGATGTCGTATTCGTAATAACAAGGTGTGGACAACGCCGCAACCGAAAATCGAACGGATATATCGGTTGTTTTGTAGGTTCAAGACAACCGCGAACGGCGCGGATATGCGGTTTTTTTTTGCATTCATCACAATTCCAGTGCAAGCTTTCGTCGCCGCTTAAAATCCACTTTATTGAGAATTCAATGTTTTTTTTAAACCTTTTTTGAGCGTTGATATATCTACCGCCGCAATCATCAACTCTTCAAGCAATTCATCTGGAGCGTATTCCAATAACAAATCAACACTTTTGATTTGCTTTTCGTTATCAGTAGCTATGTCATAAATATAAAAATTTTCGATGGATACTATTGATTTTTTTAGCGCTTCATTACGCGCTTTTTCAAGCGCTTCTGGCGACATGTTATCGACATTAAATCTCTTATCTTTTGTTACTGACATAGTTAAGTTTGACGCTTCCATTATATAGCGTCGATATTCAGAAGATTTCATCGGTTTTATCGATATAACTGTTTGTTTTTCGCTGATTTCTCGGTTTTTTCCGAACGCTGGAATATATTCGATAACTCCAGTGCTATAATAACTAGTAATAGCCATGATTTTTTCTCCGCTTTTTTTGTAGCATTAAAAGAATTTTATTGAAAAAGCATCATTACCACTTGAACCGAATGCTTTGAAAGTACCGGTATATAAAGCGCTATCGCCTTCAGAAACTTCTTTATCGAGCGTTATAAATTTAACGTAGTCCATATCTATTTGCACTTTACTGCCACTTGTTGATCCGAATAAGACAACAAAGTCTCGACTTGTTATCGCTTGATATTTTCCGATTTCAAGACCCATATCTCTACGTGCTCTGAATTTTACTGAACCCTCTATTGTGCGTTTACCTTCAATGATATCAGTTATGGTCTGCTCGCCGACTTCATCGTCAACGGGCTTCCAGTTGTTGTTGATTGTTACATCAAAAGACATTATTGGAAGTTCAGTGCTATCAATAGTTAGCGAACCATCAATCCCAGCAATAGGAGATCCGGCGGTTGTTTCAGCGGGTAGCCATGGAATAATTGGGTCATCGTCGCTCGCTGTCGCGCTATCTGCAATTGTTAAAGTATCGCCCGATACCTCTGTTACTTTATGTCCTGTTCCACTGTTATCGTCTGAACCTATTTTAATTAATGAACCGGCGTCAAAATTTAAACCCTCACCACTCTGGACAGCGACGCTTGTTCCTGAAACAGCGCCGTTACAAGTCGCATAACCAGAATGCGCGTAAGTTTTGCCCATTCCAGAAAATTTTATTTTTGGTTCATCGCGACCGCTCGCGCTTATTGCAATCTCGTTGACATAAGCGCCGAACAATGAATTCATTTGGATATCAGAAAACAAATCATAAATAGATAATGAACCTTGCACTGCTTGAGTATCAGTTGTCGAATAGACAACACTTGTCGCAGGTGTTACGGTTTCAACGCCTAGACCAGCGGTAAGAAATGGACCGCAATCAGGCGCGGTTCCCGCGCTACCATTGGGTAATAGATACATTTCTGCTTCCCATTCATTCGTAATTGATCCTTCAATCGTTTCGATAATGTCGCGGGAACCGCTATTATCAACGCGATCTTTTATCTCTTTTGAATATTTTATCATTGCTGATAAAACCTTCATTGCATCGCCTGTTACCGGCTTAACCTGTGTTCCAAATGTGGTTTCAGCTTTAGCAAAAAATGAACGTTCATAGAATAATTGATGCTTTAAATTTTGACCCATGGCGCAAGTCCTTTATTAGTAATAGTTATCGTTATGCAGGTATATCAGCAATGAACTCATATTGGATATTATCAGCTTCAACACCACTATACGCGCTCGAAGCTAAAGCATTCGTCGCTGGTCGCGTATAAATAACATATATGGTTTCGCCGTCTTCAAAAGTCTCCGATGTATCAAGTCTCACTAGTTTATTTGTTCCATCAACATAGACATTATTTACAGTTAAAGAACCTGCGAGGCTGCCAGTAATAGCGAAGGCGCTTGTTGCTGGTGTTGTCGAAGCAAGTTGCTCAGCGAAAGTCATAAATATTCTATTGTTTGCATATTGATTTGTCGCGCTTAAAAATCCTGGTTCCCATTGATTGATCACATGAGATTCAATAGCATCGACATTATATGTCCCAGTTGAATCTCTTAGTGGATTCTCGCCTGGAGTGTAACTTATTGTTATAGTTTGAGACTTTGTGATAGTGCCACTTATAGATACTTTGCAACGATCTCCAGAAATAGTTACTGATTGAATTGTCGCACTGCCAGAAACAGATCCAATCAAAGTAAAATCAGTTGTTGCTGGAACACTTGTTCCATCAAGGTTAACGGGATACTCAAGTATAAATCCATTGCTCGTGCTATCAGTCGAAGCATACATACCTATTTTGAAATTGGTGTCTAATACGGCGTTATTAGTTACTGACTGCGAACTAAAAGCAACAATGCTTTGCGATTGATCGCCATTATAAATTGGATTAGAACCGACAGCATAAGACAGTGTCAATGTTTCAGTGTATCCTATCGTCGCGCTCGTTGTGAGCCGCACTCTATTTGGGCTTGATTGTATAGTTACGGCGCTTATTCCAATGGTTCCGCTGACACTTCCTGTTAAAGTAAAATCGCTTGTATCGGGAACACTTGTTCCATCAATGACATCATTAACTGGAATGTAGACATACAAACCAGTGCTATCGGTTTCCAGTGTATCTGAAACAATGAAATCAGTGTTATTCGTTACACTTGCGCCAGAAAGATTTGCCGCTTCAAGCGCTCCATTATATGACACAAGAGGATTGTCTCCGCTTGTATAATCAAGCTCAACTGTTTCGTATGTATCGACAGAACTTTCAAGAGTGAATGTAATATTATTTCCTGATATCGTTATATCAGTAACAGCTATTTCGCCGCTATTGGAGCCTGTTACAGTAAAGTCTGTCGTTGATGGTTCGCTCGCGGTATTAAAAATATCTATATGCTTAGAACTATACGTCCATAATGCAGTGAGTGTTGACCCGTCGATACTTGCGCTTGAAAACGTCGGCGTTGTGTAATGTCGAGTATCGACCTCATAAATAACATTGAAATGAAACACAGCAACCGCGCTTAAGCCATAACTATCACGAGCATCCGGGTCGCCTTCATCTGTCTGGATATCAACAATATTTGTTGCAATCGCATAGCCGCCTTGGGTCTGGTCATACAGCATACATTCAATGATATCAGTGATGATATTCGATAACAGATATGTTTTATTCGCTTCATCTGTCGCTGATTGGATTGCGACAATAAATATTGGTAGATTCATTTTGAGGTTATACATTTGCTGATATATAGGCGTCGACATTTCAGGGAACACGCAAACATAAGGCAACAAACTATCACCTTGCAACAACTCATTCCATGATTTTATTGTTCGCGATATCGTCGTAATGTTCGTTAAATAATCGTTAGCTTGAGCAATAGTTTGTAAATTGCTGACTATAGTATCGATTATACCTTCTCTTGCTTGAGTCATTTGGTTATCTCTATTCCTGTTTGTATAGCTGTTTGAACGTGCTTACCCATTATTTTATTGACGCCTTCGCGAGCGTTGTTATCAGCTTTTTTTAAGTAGTATTTCGGTTTTATTCTTTGTTTACTTACTAAAACATAATGGACTTCTAGTTTTTTCTTATCGCCTTTACCTTTAACGGTTGCGAGTAATTTTTTTCCAGTGTTTTTATTTAAAATAAATTTTAGTTGTTGTTCGCCTTCAGTTTTTCCCCAGTGCCTCGGCCACATCATCGTGTTTTTAGCGTGCTTGCTTATGGGTATTGCAAGGTTCTTTTTTTGTCGCGGTATTATAATATGTCTTGGACGATTTTTATGGAGGCGGTCGGTGTCATGAATATCAGCGGCTATATGATTACTGAAAGCACCAGCCGATATTATATCGCCTTTATCTTCAATGAATTGTGCATGAAATGAATTCGCGATTTCCATGTATAGCTTACCGCCCGACTTTGAAGGCAATCCAAATAATACATTTTTGATTTCACCCTCAATATGTTGCGCCGCTTCCAACACACCATTTTTCAATAAGCCTGGTAATGTTCCGTTTATGTTCGCCATTATGCGAGCTATGCGGTCGTCCAATGTCGCTTTAATATCTGTCATGAATAATCGTCCATTCCGATTGAAAAAACTGTTTCTTCATCGTCGTCGCGTTCAGTAACCAATGGCGACAAATAGAGATCTGCTTTTTTCTTGAGTTCAATTTTGAGATCTTTATAGTGTTGTATTTGTTGGCTTCGCGTCGCATTCATGCCCGGTCCATTCCTATCAACGTCGCGAGATAATTTAGCTATTATTGCATCGCAAGAATTGACAGCGGCTTGCCTATAGTCGGGGTTCTCGGTAACTAAAAAATCGATTTCGCTATTAGACAATAACTGTCTGTTAGTATCTGTATCCCCAACTAAAAATCTTACTTTATCACGATCCGTTGATAATGTATCATCGTATGACCAAGCCATTTTTAGCCTCTATAAAAACTTGCCCGCGCCGAAAAAAGCGGGAAACCGGCGCGGGCAAGAACTTTAACAAATTACATTGTATAAATAATACTTAACGAGACCCGCTTTGAAGCCTTAAGCATTATGCAATTGCATCGTCTAGATAACCGCCGAGATCCGCACCTGTCAATTTAGGATCGGTCGAAATATTGCCTTCAATCCATTCCGCGCCGCCGCCGAGTCCCGGGTCATCATAACGACGAATAACGGCGCCATCACCATTGTCGAACTCGTCCCATGAAAACATATAACCCGCGCTCGGTTCGGTTATAGATGGGTTATCAGTAACATATCCGACCCATAAATCCTTAGTGGACATAATGTTAGCCATGGAAGCGGTTAGTAGTTCTTTAGCTGTATTTTCAACACCATAAGCAATGTGAACTTCTTTTAGCCCGTGGATAGTAGCAATAAGCTGTTCTGTGACAACCGCTGGATTATTCGCGCCGTTATATTGAATGCGACCTAAGTAGTCACTATGGTTTTTCATAACCTGCCAAACATCAGGTTGGATAACCATTTTATTTGGACGGAAACCGCCGCTTAAAAGGCGAACATCTTCAATCAATTGATCGATAATTGTTATTGGTGTTGATGATGAATCATTGAATTGCAAGAATTCATTTGTTGATGGCGAGGCTGCAACACCTTGATATTCAGTCGACCAAAGTCCTGTTCCCCACATAGCAGTTGCGAATAAACTTTCACGCTCCATTAATCCCTGTCGACCAATAAAGTTAACGTAAGGAGTGACCAGTTCGAGATCGCTCTGTTTCTGTTTACGTCGAGTTAAAGGCATTCTGCCGCTGTAATAATCGCAGTAATATGAATCATTAGATACGCGAAAACCCAGTCTTGGCGCATAATCATCATCTCCCTGCAACTTCATCTGTCGACGGTTTAAGTCGCCTTTATCGAAGATATAATATTTGTCACTCTCTTTTTCGACCGGAACAACCGGAAAAATTTTTGATGCAATAAAGTTATTATCATTTTGCATATAATTGATAACTAGGTTTGAAAGAGCGGCATCAACATGTAGGTCGCTTGCAAGCGGATTGTTTTTTCTAAAGCTTTTCCATTGCATAATTTTTTGCTCCTATTTGAAGTATATATTTATTATTAATACAATATATATTAATAATTGTTATTACATTGCTTGAGAACAAACCATAACAATGGTTCCAGCGCCTTCTATGAAAGCGGTTGTACTAGCCGCTTCTACTGAAATAGTATCATCATTATCGAATGTATTATTAGCTGTAATAGCAGTTCCAGCGATAACGGTTCCAATTGGCGTACATGTTGCGCTCGTCAATGAAATAACGCCGCCTGTTACATTGGTTGTTCCAATTTCAAGATTTAACGTTGACGCTTTAGAGGCAGTTGTTACTGGTGTTCCCTGTATCCAATAAACTTTCTCAATAGTTCCCGCATAGCCCGGAGTGATAGTCGTTACGACATCGCCATCGGCGATATCGGCCATCGAATAAACTGGTAATGTATAAGTATGCTGAGAACTAGTTTTGAATTGATTACCTGGACCAAATAAATAAGCATAGCCGACTGACCCGTCGGAACCCGCATCTATTGATATACCAACGGTATAATAATCATCGCCGGTACTAGCCGCGATAAATTCGCCGCTTGCATCGACCGCTAGTAATACATTCGCCGCGACCGTCGCACCATAACGGACTTTGGCGAAACCAGATACAGCGACATCGGCGATCTCATTCGCCGTCGGTTCATTTTGCAGCGAACCATGAATTCTCATTCCGGCGGTTGCTGCAACCGCCGCTTTACCACTAGTTAAATAGACAGCTTTGTATTGAGAACTTGATAAATCTGCATTCGCCGCAACACTGTTATTCCAAACTTTATCTGACATTTTAAATCCTTTTTCCCGTCGCCGGGTAAATGGTTAAACCTTTTATCTGTATGACTTTTATCTAATCGCGTTTACCTTTTTTTCTTCAGTATACTGTTCGTATAGTTTCGGATCTGCTTTGATAACCTTGCTAAACGCTTGAGGCCGCTTCATTTCTGGATTATCAGTAAGCATTTTTGATACACGCTTATCGATTTCATTCATCGCTGTCGAATCACCTTTAATTGAACCGATTTCATGAAAAGCAATATTGTCGCGAATCATATTATTTGCTGCTTTAAGCGATCCTATCATCGCGTTAAATTCAGTCGTACTAAGACTTTTAGACATTACTCGCAAAGTCTTACTGAGTGCGGTTGTTTTCATGCCTGGAATATATTGAAGCTCTTTAGCTTGTTTTTCGAAGCGGGCGACTTCTTCCTTTTCCTCAAGTTCGGCTACTCTTTTTTGAAGCTTGATATTCGCTGATTTCAGGCGCTTATTGATTTCGGAACCGGCTTTATCTTCTTCTTCATCAGCTTTATTTTCTTCATTGTCGACTTTATCTTCTTCTTCATCAGCTTTGTTTTCTTCATTGTCGACTTTGTCTTCTTCTTCATCAGCTTTATTTTCTTCATCGTCGGCGTTTTCTTTGTCGACTTCAGCGGCTTCAGCTAAAGCCGCCATGATAATTGCAGCGTCGCTTTCGTTGAGCCCTTCTAAAACTTCCTCTAGAGTTTTACCAGATGATGGTTCACCCTCTTGTTTTAGAAACCTTTTTAACAACTTCATCAATTCTCTTTTATTCATTGCAGATCCCTTTTTTTGTTTTGTGATTAAAATTGGAACATCGACGCCTTCGCCTTCATCGACAAAAGATACTTCATCAATATTGCGCATTGTTAGTAGCGTTTTTTTAGGTGTTTTTTTTTCTTCACTATTGCGCGACTTTTTAAAAAATTTTTTTTTAAACATTAAATTTCTTCTTCTCCGGCGAAACCACTAATAGAAAATTCCTTGAGTTTACCGGCTTTAATTGCACTCCAGGTTTCATCGTCATGAACAAAAAAACCAATCCACCAACCAGTCTTGCCCGGCGCTAATCCCATAGCTTTTCGCTTTTCGTCATCCAACCATACACTCTCAACTAATGTAGCGACGCCAAGCTTTTCATGCATGTTGCCGCCTTGTCTTGATTCAATAACAAAGCGGTATATAGCTGTTTCCATGGAATCGACATCAATTGCATCGAGTGCTTTGTCGAAAACAAGATTTCCGAGATCGTCCAGAACAGTAGAACACCATCCGAAAGCAAGTCTTTTTTCGTCGTTAATTTTTTCTATGCGAGCTGGGATACTTTTAATTATTGGTCTTGCGAGGTTTCCATTTTTTCGAACTATCAGCGATTGTTTGATAGCAGATTCAACGTTGACGCCAGCGCTGATAAGACTATAGAATTTTTTTAATCGAGTTATTTTTGTTTTCATGCTTGCATGATGCAAGCAAAAGTAAATGTATGCAATAGTATATATTAAGACATTTTTTTAAAAGCTTATTTCTTGCAGGTTTCAGCGGTATCATTTGGGAATAATGTATCTATTTCTAGTTGCAATAGAAAAGCAGTAATACTAGTTTCGGGTATTAATACGCCGCCTTTAATACCGCGCCTGAAAAATGTTAGCTTGCTATCGCGCATATATCTTTCGACTGTTTTAACCGTACAAGATAATTGTTCGGCGACTTCTTTTTTTGAATAAAATTTAACGCGACGACGTAATAATTCGCGAACTTCAATCGCTGGTTTCCAATACTTTGCTTCATCGTCGGTCAATGGTTGCTCTGCTCGGTCAAGCCTATCAAGGGTTTCCGCTTTATTCTTCATTTTGTTCATCACCTTCTATTTCAGGCATAAAATTATTTAATCCGAGATCATCAAGCGACGATTGGATTTCCGGTCGTGTTTTTTTTTGAGGAGCACTCGCTTCATTTCTTAGCCATGACTCCAATTCATTATCGGGGACTATTGCACCCGCTGTAATTAAACTTGAAACGAATGTTGCAAGGACTTGAAGATCTTTTGTCTCGATGTCGCTATGCTTATGAATAGGCATTAATCGCGAGTTCCAACCATTGGCATTAAAAATCATTGTTGTGACACTGCGATCAATTGTTTTATCAATAGATGTCAAAATTGCATCGATAACCATAGCGAAAGTTTTTGTCTTATCGCTTGATAGCGCATAGCTTCCAGTTGCATCCATTCCGAGCGCTAAGAACTCGCAAACAAGAGCTCGTAAAATAACTTTATCTTGGCGGCTTATTGTCACATCAAAATTCATCGGCTGTGTCTGGCCTTGACCCTGAAAGCGAAGTTTGAAACCTGTCGGAGTTCCGTCAATCCCTGTTTCAGCGGGTATCAAAACATGTTTAATAGAATCATCGAAAACTTTATCAAGCATCGACTTAAGAGCATTTCGCAACGAAACTTCGCGAGGCGACGCTTCAATGTTTAATATGCCTGGAGGAACTTCCATGATTGGAAGTCCTTTCGCGCCGCGCTCCATTCCAATCATTTCTTGTTCTTCTGTATTTTTTTTGAAAAACCAAGTCCTGTAAATATGTCGAAGCGGCGATCTCCCTTCAGGGTTATCTTTTTTACCTCGAAATTTAAACAACGCGCATTTTTCAATTGGTATTGTGCGTTCATCGAACGTAGGTTCTGGTGTTTGTACGGCGCCTATAACATATCCGTTGGAATCAAATATCCAGCGGTCAATTGAATCTTGCGGTCGATCTCCGAACCTGCGAACGCCTATAAGCCCATCGTCGTATTTACTATTAAGACTGCGATATAATGGATTATAACCGCGACGCATTTTGAGTGTAATCTCTTGCAACGAAAAACCATAAGTCATCATAGTTAGTATATCACTGAGACCTTCAGACCAAGTATGCTCCATATCGCCGCGCATTTCTTCTAGTTTATCTGCGTACCATTGAGATTGTTTCTTGTCCTGTTCTGATAAATTTTCTGAAATTTCGTAATATGGTCTTGAACTGCGACATAACATTTCAGTTAAAAATAGCATAGCTCCAATTGTTGCATCATTATCAGACATTTCGCGATATAGCTTCGCGCCGGACTTACCGCGAAGAGTTGAATTCCATTCTTCATTGAGTCGACCATAATATTGTTTAATACCGCTCGAACCAATATCCATAAAATTGAGATCGTGTGGAATATTATGAACAGCGTCAACGTCGCTCTGAACGCTTGTTGATGTTATTGCCTTATTAGTTACTCTACTTTTAACTTTAGTCATGACTTATAGCCTCGCGCTGACTTTGGCTTTAGCGCATAAACAGTTCGCAATGTCACCGATATCGCCTAGAGGATCTTTCGGATATCGCATAGGTCGCTTGAGTGGACCTTTAAACCAATTATCTGGAGAACCACGAATATCTGAAACACTAATACTTACGCCGTTTAATCGTCCATGTCTATGATTTGAACCACTTCGAGCAATCCACCGAATGCGGTCATTGTCTTTTGATGTCGCAAGATAGCCCTCAGCTTCGCCGACCGCTTCATCAATTCCTATTTCAGTTCGAGCTATAAGAGCTGCTCTTGACGGTCCAAAATGATGAACCTTATCTTTTTCAGGACCACTATATAATGTATTCCTTATACGACGTGCCATTTCGCTCATGGCTGGTCGCGGTTGTTCGCGCATACCGTAATGAATAAGATCGCCTATAACTTCTCTAACTTCATTTTTTGTTTGAGTGATAATGTTTCTAGATCTCTCGTCTTTACCATTCGCCCAAGAATAAAACCATTGAATTTTAGGCAGTCTCCTCTCTGCTACATCGGCTATCATATCTTGAGATATAATTTCTTGACCGGCGTTTTCGTTAGCGCTATCAGCAAGTGTTCTTACGCCGTGCTTTAGGAGTATAGTTTTTAAATCTTCATATAATACTTGATCGTCACTACGACGCGGCGGTTCTATAACACTTCCAGGTTTCTGAATTTTTCTAAAGTTATCAATATTTTCTTTTATCATTTTTCGAGCTTCGCTTTGAGCAAATCTGATAAGCCATCGCTCAAGATCTTTTTCCATCGCTTTAGACCGCGCATTAACAAACCGTTCACTTTCGCCAGTTAAGCGCTCAACCGTCGATTGTCTTATATTGCCCATTGGATTTCCTTGTCGCTAGAAGCCATTAAATCAATGTTATCGATAGCAATATTCAAGGCGACTATCCTATAAGCTCCGCTTGAGCCGTCAACTTGATCGTCGTTTTTACCGAATGGAAACGATTGCATTTCAGTAATATATTGTTCATTCCAATCCCTTTTTAACAAATAGACATTACCAGCGTCAACTTGAGTCGATAACGGTCGCGCTCGAATGACTTTATTATCTCTTGCTGGAACGAATCGGACATCGAAGCCACTTAATGTTTTAGCATAAGTGTATTTTTCAAAACTTCCCGCTTGAGCAGGATCAACTTCGAATCCAATAATTGTTTCATCACCGTCAGATATCGCTGTATTATATATGGTTTGTTCAACTTGTCCGGGACCGCCATGAAAGCGTATAACGTCAAGCACATAATAAGATCCTTTGATATCACGACCAATTAAAACGCCGACAGTATAATCACTCGATTGTTTTTCACTTGACGCTCGGTCCCAATAACGACATTTTGCGACGATATCAATCGGTGGTTCATTGAGATATCGCCATTTATGTTTTGGGAACATTCCTCCTTTATCTGGCGCCGGATCTTGTTGATACAACGATGACCAAACACGAGGTCCAACGGTCGTCTCAATAACAGCAAGATCTTTTTTGTCGTATTTATTTTTCCATAGGGCTTCGCCTATAGCTCGAGGATCTTCTTTATTAGTAAGGTTTTCCCTTATGGCTGGAAAATTGACGACGTGCCATTTATCGCCGTCTTTTTTTTTCATAGCATTAAGTATTCGACCCCCAAGATCGTCCTCATGCCAGCGCGTCATAACCAATAGAATACGTGCATTTTTTTCAAGACGTGTAAAAAATGTGCTTGTATACCAGTCCCATAATTTGTTTCTATATGTTTCGCTTTCAGCTTCATCTTGATTTTTTACGGGGTCGTCGATAATACCTATGGTGCATCCCATACCTGTAATACCGCCCATAACGCCAGCGCTTCTATACGCGCCTTTATGACCGACTATTTCGAAAATTTCTGAATTACGTAAATATGAACCGTGAGCGACAGTTTTTATATTTTTACCGTAAAGTTGCGAATTAGGAAATAGTTCCCGATAAGCTTCGCTGTCAATTATGCGTTGTGTATCGCGGTTCATACGACTTGCAAGGTCGGCGCTATAAGAACAAGCTATGATTTGTTCATCTGGATTTCGCCCGAAAACATAAGCCGGGAAATGTCTTGATACGAGTTGCGATTTACCATGTCGCGGCGGCATAGTGACCATTAATCTATTGATATCGCCTTTTAATAAACGGTCCAAATAATCGCATAATACAGCATGATGCCAACTGGCATCATAGTTAGGCATAATATAACAAGAAAAATCTAAAAGACTTCGCCGCGCTATTTCCCGTTCAATTGCATCGAGTGTAGGTAATTTCATTTATCAGCTTGAGTTTTCTTGACGAGATTGCGTAATGTTTTTAATTCATCGACATTTAAATTGGATAGCCTGTTTTTTTGCGGTTTATCTGGAGTAACATCTTTTGTTTCGACAACGCTCGTTTCGCGCCACTGACATTGAGTTTTCAAATAAAAAATAATAGCGGTTAAATTGCCCGCTTCTATTTGTTCCCACAATTTTTTTGTTACACGCGATGCGTGTTCAGATCTACCTTTTTTATATGCGGTATTTAAAGCTTCATTGTTTGATTTTTTTTTCCTAAATGTTCTTTCTTCAATTCCAATAACTAAACAAATTTGTTCTTCAGTCAAACCTAGTCCAGCCAACACCTTGACTTGAGTTATTTGTTCATCGGTTAAATCTATACGTGGTCGACCGCGTTTAGCCATTATCATCATCCAGGTTAAGATTACTGAAATCTATATCACCTAACCTTGAAGCAGCTTTTTTAGGACTACCTTTAACAAAGCATAATATGTTTTGATGCGTTTTTCCTAATTTCCGTGACCCGTTGAACGGTTGCTGAACTCGTAAAGGCAATGTTCCTATAGGGGTTATTAGTATAGCTTCATTGTAATAGCTATATCCCGCATCAATAAAGGCTGAAATGGTATCACTCACGAAATTATAATAATGACCGCGCTTATCGCGTATTTCGCCGACGACGAAAATTGCAAAGCTATTATCATTCATAATATTATAGGTCGCCTTGATTATATCTGAATATGCAACAACAAATTCATCATACTCTAGATTACTTATATCGCCCGGCAAGTCAGAATATTTTTCAAGATAAGCATAAGGTGGACATGATATAAGCAAGTTAGCAGTTACATTTACATATTGTTGAATATGCCTACTATCGCCGGTAATCCAAGTTGGATTTTCAATAATATTATTTATGCTTGATGCCTGTTTCTTATTCGCATCTATTTGTTCCTGTCGTATATCAAGACCGATGTATTTACGTCCCATATATCCAGCGATAAGGCCTCTGACAGAGCCACCTGCGAACGGGTCTATTACTATATCGCCATGACTTGAAAACCATAGATATATTAGTTCACATAGAACAGGGTCGAAAACACTTGTGCCTATAGCATCTAACAAATCATCATCACGACCCTTATGTGATAAAACTCCTCGTTTTCGCCAGTGAATTTTTCTTTCTTGCCAATCATGTTTTCTCGCATCTAATACAGTGAATGGAGGTACTCCGTATTTGTTGCGTAAATGACCATTATTAATAATATCGTCGTCATAGCGATCTTTCAGATCGCCCATAACAGAATCGATGACAGGTAAATCAATGGAGTCAAGGACATCACCATACTCATCGTTAATGCTTGATACAATTTCTTTTAACATAGCATTGTCGAATTCTGCCATCGCCGCGAGCGGATCAATCGTCGCAAGTATAAGTTTTTCCTCTTTTTCCGAAACATCGATATAAGAAACAGGAATTTTTTTAATGCCTTCATTGAGCGCCATCTCAACGCGTAAGTGGCCATCAACAAGATTTCCTGTTCGCTTATTGACGATAATTGATTGCACATAGCCGACTTCATTCAATACATTTTTTAATCCATTTTGCTGGGAAACAGGATGAACACGCCAGTTATGTTTGTTTTTATTGATCGACTTAGGATCTACTGTATCATGGCCGATAATACGACTTGACCACTTTTGTTTTTTTGTCACCATTAACCTCGCTATAAACCTATAGATTTAAGTTGCTCGATTGCGACATCCGCGCCGTTCGCAACGAACGCATACCAGCCGCGCTTGTTGAGCCGGGCTATCCAGGCTCGTTGCTCGTTGCTTGTTCGAGCGCTTTTCTGTCGCTTCATTTCGATTGCAACACCACAATAATCTTTAGTCGCTTCAAAAATCAAGTAGTCTGGAACCCCTGGATGCAATCCGAGCGCCTTAAACCGCGCCGCTTCTATGCGACGACGAAAGCCGCCGTTGGGAACATGCGTAAAAAGATAGCGCTTAAGATATAGATATTTCACTAATACGAGACATTCTTGTTCTTCAGTCGGCAATCCATCCTTGCACAATTTTGTTCGCATTTATCTAATCCTTTCAAAAATGGCCATTAAGAAATTTACTACTATAGGTCGATGTCTATATACACGAAAAATGAGATGACTACCTTAAACGCCAAAATTGAAACGATTATAGCTATCAATCAATTACTCGATAGACGTTTTATTCGTCGGTAATAAAATTAAGTCTCCGATCATTTTTTTTCGCTCCAAGACGCTTGAAATCGCGACCTCGTTTTTCAATGTATTTGTCGACGTTCAGTAAATAAGCGGCTATGCGGGCTTTATCCCATGGATATCCATTATGCAAAAATTCATGAGCCTTATTGTTCCATTCATTTTGACGTTCAATTGGCCAGTTTTCAACAATATCTATTATAACCGATATCCATGCATGTTCCATGATACTACTTATCCTAGTGTGTCAAATAGCGCTTCCAATGCATCAGCAATCTTGTCCGTACAATCAGCGCAAACAACGCATTTTTGACATTGATTTTTTAAATATTCGTTATGATTTTTTTTTCCCATTGTTATTCTAAAGCAATAATTTTCAGCGAAATTATAATTTGGAGAATACATTACCTCCATTGGTGTTTCGCAGATCTGACAATTGGTGTGTATACTCGCGTCAATTAAAGACATAATGGGTCCCTCCCTTTTTTAAAAAAATTCAATCTATAACAGCGGTATCACTGTAACAATCCCGGTATCAAGATCGAATTCGACGGTCAATTGTTCAAGCTCTTTTATCCATGGCCTGAGCTTTTCAAGCGCTTTATTGACGCGGATTTCTTTGACCGCCTGTTTTTCATCGGCGTCGAGTGCAAGTTCTTCTAGTTCTGTTTCAACGGCGCTTTCGACGCAATCGAACACGATATCCGGATCGTGCCAAGGAATTTTTATTTTCATAATTGCTCCAAATCTAAGCAGTGCAAGGTATTGCGAATTTTTCGATTAATCCGTCGACAATTCCACTCAGCATAGAATCGCAACGAACACTTTCTGGAATAGTATCAAGTTCTTGTTTAGCAAGGCGTTCAATCATTTCACGTTCTTCATCACTAAGCTTTTCGGTGGTTTCAGCTATGCGTTGTTTTCTGTCTTGTGTAGTCGCTGTTCGTTGTGTTATTTCATTCAATAACGACGTTGACTTTATAGTCTGTGTGGCCGGAGTGTTCCTCACGCTCCGGTCGTTTTGAATCGTCGTTAACACGTAACCTATACCAGCGCCTTTAGCAACCGCCTTGGCCTTGTGAATAGCCGTAACAGCTTCCCCCATAGTTATAGGACACATCAACTTAAGGCGCTGAGTATGTTTTCCGATACCGCCGAGATTAAATTTTTTGGTCACTTCCAAAAATTCAAAGTAGTCGAGTTTAATATCGGACTTTTTATCCGGCATAGAAAAATAAGTATGATCCGGTATATGGGTCTGTTCTTCTCTTGGTTTCATAGGAATTTCAGTCATGGCTGCAATTTCAATTTTTTCGTTACGTGTATCGAGATCCGCACTATTATCTAAGTAAGATCTCACATATTTATTCAGATCTGTATTATTAATATTCTTATCTGATCTTATCTTATCTAGCGAGGGACAGTCCCGGGACAATTGGGTTAAATGTTTACTTTCACTCAATAATTCCTGTTTCTTTTTTGCGCGTTGTTGCCGCTTTTTTAGTCGCTCTGCTATAGTACCCTGATAGTCATACCAGTCATGGATTTTGACGCCTTTTTTTGTCGTATCGAAAAATTTATATTTTTTGAGTGCTGAAAAAAATTGCCCTTCTTCTCCATCCCATTCGATAGCTGTTTCTATATCGTCGATATCATAGTTATACAATACGCCGTCCGGCGCGTATTCAAGGCACCAATGCCAGAGTGCTAAAAGGCGACCTGCTAGCTCGTATTTACTGCGACCTAATAATCGGCTAAGTTTAAGCATTTTTGGATGTCTGAGAAAATTATCGTGTACTTTAATCCACATACTGAAACCCCTTTTTTTGTCTGAATTTTAAACATTGATTTATAGGTATATAAACGATGTCGAAAAAATTTTTTCTTATCTGTTTCGAATTGTCTTGATTTTTAGCGTTTAGATTGGTAAGCATTGTTTATCTTTCTTGGCGAAAGAGTTAACCGCTTAAAGCTTGTTCCAGCAGGCTTTGAGCAGCGTCACAAGAAGTCGTAAATAGTAGTAACAAAAATGAATCGAAAAACAAACCTAAATTTTACTACTCATTAAAAAAAAATTTCGCCGGTCCCGGTAACATAGCTTCTATGGGGACCGGCGATCCCTCCCCCATATATTTCGCAACTCTAAGCAATATAATGATTTAATAACTTTAATTGTATAGTTACATAAAAACTATTTACATATCGGGAAACGTAGGCTATATAAGCGTTCGTTGTTCGGTAAACTGCTTAAATACAGTGGTTATCGGACAATCCAGAGCAAATGAACCGGATCTTTATACATGAAAGGGGTCAAGAACAATGACAAATTACAAAGAAAAATATCCGCATATTGTATCGAGCGGTATAAGCGGAACCAAGATCGCACCAATAGCGGGTTTAAGCCCGTATAATACGCCGTTCGATGTCTATATGTCTTGTACTGGTAGAGATAAGCAAGATGAATCATTTCATTATGAGCGTGGACAATTTATGGAACCGGCGCTACTTCAATGGTATGCATATAGAACAGGCGCGAAAATACAACCGCCTGAAAAATTATTTCATCAAGAACACGATTATATTCTGGCTATCAGCGACGCCTATGCCTGGTTGCCGGGCGAACACGCACCAAGAAATATTGAAATTAAAGCACCGAACTGGCGCGGCTTATCACACTGGGGTAAACCGGGAACCGACGAGATACCGGATTATTACCTGCCACAAGTTATGTGGGAAATGGCGGTTTCAGGAACTAATATAACCGACGTAATATGCTATCAAGACGGCGATATAGCTATATATCACGTCCATTATGACCATGTATTTTTTTGTATGCTCCGCGACATCGCTCATGAATTTTGGTTTAACCATGTCATACCTGATATACCGCCCGCAATTGATGAAAGCGATAGTGCTCGCGAATGGATTAATCAACGATATCCAGAGCGTGTTCAAAACATAGGTGAATCAACGCCTGAAATAGATTTTTTAGTTGATGAATATAATGTTATTAATGCGCAACTTAAGGAGCTTGATAAGACCAAAAAAAGTATCTCGAATCAATTGATATCTTTGATGGAAGATCACAATAAAGTTCTTGGCTCATTTGGATCAATAACATATAACAAAGCTAAAGATAGGCTCAAAACAGACTGGGAGTCTATTGCACGCGAGAATAACGCATCGCAAGAATTAATAGATAAACACTCTATAACCGAACCGGGTAGATGGACTTTTAGAGTGAACAATTCGAGAAAAAAATCTTAATTACAGGGGTCAAGAACAATGAATCAATGGAACAATCAATTCAATGGCAACACGATGAACGGCGGCGGCGCTTTAATGACAACCGAAAGTTTCGGTCAAACATCTCAAATGATGATGCAAGAGACAAGTGTCACTGCTATTGCTGAACAAGCTAAAGCAGCGGTTCAAGCACGCTATGTAATGGCGATGCAACGACCGAGAAATTGGGATCAAGTTCGCGTTCGTATGTTGTCAGCGTGCAAGCGGCCACGGTTCGCTGAAACCGCCATATACCGGAAACCGGTCGCAGGTACAACAATAGAGGGTCCCTCAGCTCGCTTCGCTGAAGAAGCGCTCCGCTGTATGAATAACCTTATGACCGAAGTTTATAGTGTTTATGAGGACAATGAAAAAATTGTATTAAGAGTTAGCGCAACCGATCTTGAATCTAACTTAACGTACACACGAGACATTACGATCAAAAAAACTGTCGAACGGCGTAAAGTTCGCGGCAATCAAGAAGTTGTCCAAACAAGAACTAATACGAATGGACAGAAAGTCTATATTGTCAAAGCAACCGACGATGAACTCTTAAATAAAGTGAATGCTCTTGTCAGCAAGACACAAAGAAATCTTGCTTTGATGATATTACCGAGCGACATCAAAGAAGATTGCATTGACCAGTGCTACGCAACAATGAAAGATCGCGAGGCAAAGGATCCTGCTTTCGAGCGAAAAAGAATTGTTGATGCTTTCAATTCTATTGGAATAACGCCGGACGATCTTGTTGATTGGTTATCGCATAGCATTGATAAATCAACACCTGCTGAAATAAATGAATTGCGACAAATGTATGCAGCTATTTCTCAAGGCGAAGCTCGCTGGTCTGATTACGCTAAAGACGACGACAAATCAGAAGAAAAACCAGTCCAAACTAAGACCAATGAAGTCAAGGAAAAGCTATTACAACGCGCTCAAAAAGGCGTTGAAAAAAAAACTGAACTCCAGCCTTCGCCGTCCGAACCTGTCGCGCCGCCGATAAGTCACGACCAATCAACACTTCCGCTCGATGAGCCTGAAACCGTTGAAAACAAAGAACCTGAGCTATCATTGCATGAGCAATGGAAACAGCAAGTTAGCGGAGCGGTTAAAAATCATACCAGAGCGGTTGTTGATAAATTGCATGAAAAGTCAGGATTGCCTACGGATCTAGCTAAAGGCTGGGATAGCGACGGAAAAATGTTTTCGATTGCATTGTGGCGACTTGTCGATAAGCATGGATTACCTGATGAATCAACTTACCAAACATTCAATACGTTAATAAGTGAAGAATTGACAAATATGCAAGAACAATTGCGCGGATCTTGACCCCTATCAAGCACGCGCTTCAAGCGGGAACCGGTATCCGGTTCAAACCGGTTTCCGCTATTATATATATTTTCCCGGCGTCGAAACCAATGTCATTAGGTTTTAATTTGTCGTGCAAAAATGTAGCGGATTGAGCCGGGCAATCCGCTTTTAATCGTCGGGGAAAAAAATGATTGTCGATAAACACATGAAAGAAACATTGAATCTATACTGGAAAAATAATATACGACCAGGTTCATTCACTTATGCATTGTTATGCAACGACTTATTTCAAGCGGTCGAAAACGCCGACGTTTTAAATCGCTATCGCATAACTGATATCGTTAAGTATATACTTCGCTATGGTCCAATAGGTTCTTATGGTTCGCCTGAGATAGTTGAAAGCTGGATTAAGCAAGGAAAAAATGCATGACTGAAAAAATCGAATTGCCAGATAATGACGACGTTACTATATCGCTATTTGACGCCATGAAAATTACAATGCAGACTATTGTCTATTTGCATTTAAAAATTATTGAAACTGAAGATAAAAATTTTTTAGCGGACACTACGTTAGAAGATTTTTTAAACCTCGGTATTATTTCATTCGAATCATATTATAAATGTAACACTGAGGACCTCGCACACATAATGTCGCGTATAATAATAAAATAAAGGGTAAAAAATGAACCACGACTTTGAAAAATCGGTTGCTGAAATTTTTTATGGAAATGATACCGAAAGTAAAGCCTACAAAAAATATAATGTTAAAGAACTCGATATGGATGTCATTAAAAAAGCTATAGAAAAAATCAATGATAATTACCCTGGAATTATTACGTCAATATATCAGAAAGATCTTGAAGGTAAAACTTTACCGGCAGAAACGGCGACGCGATTACTCGCAATCAGTTATAACAATTGTATTCATCTAGCGAGTATAATCGATCGGCTTATCAAAAAATATAATCTCGATAAGCCTGATAATTAAGGACAAAAAATGAACAACGAATTAGAACAATTGGTTGCTGAAAAAATAAGAATGGATCTTGAAAAAGCGACAGAACTACTTGAAATCAGTTTTCACAATTGTGTTCATCTTGCTGAAATAATCGAACACCTAATAGAAAAATATAAACTCGATAAGCCTGCAACCACCGACAATTAAACGCGAGCAACTCATGGCAATAAATAAAGTATTAAATAAAGCGGGAAAGATCCGCTTTCAGATATCGTTTTATTATTTCGATAAAAATGGTGTCAAACAACGCTATCGAAAATATGCTCTCGGAACAAATAAAACCGCTGCTATCAATGAAGAAAACACAATCAGAAATAACATAGCTCGCGGCGTGTTCCCGGGGGAGATCAAGAACACGCCGCGCCCACCAAACATGCCTTCTTTCGCGAAAGACTGGTTGTCATTATACGTCAAAGTAAACTCGAAACCAAGTTACTACGAAACAATGAAAAGTATCGTTGATAACCACATAATTCCATTTTTTGGTAAAAAAAAACTCGACGATATCAAAACAATCCATGTCGAAAAATTTAAGCAGCGGCTTATCCAGCGCGGTTTAAAGGCGCGGTCAATAAATACATATCTTAAAGCATTGTCCTCGATCTTCAGCGTCGCTGTTCAATGGGAACAAATCAAAGTAGCACCGAACATAAAAATGCTTAAGCCGCCGCCGCAAGAATTCGATTTCTTATCGCCGGGCGATATCAATACTTTGATTGTTGGTTGCGAAACAATCGGCGACTTTGAACTCAAGCGAATGATTTTAACCGCTATTCATACGGGATTGCGCATAGGCGAGCTATGTGCGCTGCAATGGGATTGCATAGACTTTGAGCGAAGTTCATTGACCGTCAAGCGTTCGCTATCATATAACGAAATACAACCGCCTAAAAACAACAAGTCTCGCGAGATACCGCTCAATGACATCGCTATAATGGCGATCAAAGAACAGCGACATCTAAAATCGCAATTTGTTTTTTGTGATGATAATGGAAATCATTACACGATAACACGAAAAAATACGGCGTTAAATCAAGCTTTGCGCGTTGTCGATATGAGGCATATACACTGGCATGTTTTCAGGCATACTTTTGCAAGCCTTTTAATTTTAAACGGCGCAAATCTGCGTAGTGTTCAAGCGCTTATGGGTCATTCAAATATAAATGAGACTATGCGATACAGTCATTTATCACACGACATCAATCGCGACGCTGTTCGTCGCCTTCAAAACATCGGGTAACAGCAAGGTAATTCAGCTCCTTAGTTAATAGCCCGGTATAAAGCATTATAATGATTTCATGTAGTAATTGATGCATAAGTAATATATATTTTTTGCCAACGGCAAATTATACATTGCTGTGAAAGGATTTAATGTGATTGAATTTTTTTTAGTCCTTATAACGTTACTTTTTTGTGTGTTGAGTCATCAACTACACCTCGTCATCAAATCGCTGCAAAATTTTAATAGGCATGAAAGAAATCGACTTAACGAGTTATTCAGACTATTCGCCGCAACTACGTATCACTGTAATATATGCGGTCATAGAAGCTTAAATGAAACTGAGATTGATGATCACATAACAAATAAACATCCAAGCGAATAAAGGATTATCGATGTCTTCCACGGTTTATAATTTTATTGTTGGTGGTCTCATGCATGAAAAAAATTTAAAAGTTGGAACTAAAGTTGTTTATATCAATAACGAAAAATGCGAACTTGTTAAGACCACATCAAAGCCATTCCAATCAAGCAGCGGCGAATGGCTTGTTCGTATATCCGGCCATGGGCTTGCTGTCGCGCTTAATTCAATTAATGAACTCATGTAAGAAATCTTTGAAGAAATCTTTTGCTACGTAATTTTTATGACTTGCTGTATCACTCTTAATTCTCATGTAAGAAATCTTTGAAGAAATCTTTTGCTACGTAATTTTTATGACTTGCTGTATCACTCTTAATTCCCATGTAAGAAATCTTTGAAGAAATCTTTCGCTACAAATTAAGTTAGCAATTAATACCAATACAACTATTAATGTATCGTGTTATTACTCGAAGTGTATCAATACAATCAATAATACTTTATAAGTAGCTGAAATCATTACATACTTTTTTCTTGCAATCTTGCAATTAAATGTTATAATTATAATAGTTAGAGTTTAACTCTAACTAGAGGGCGTATAAAATGAAAGATTTTAGGGATGCTTATATTTGGTCGGAAGATGATGAAAAAGCCGCCGAGGAAGAGTACAAAAAAGCCGCTGCTGTTTGTAAGAAAAAGGGGCATGCCTGGCAAACAGATTCTGACCCTGAATATGGGTCGGAAGAAATGTATTGTGATAGATGTGGACTAGTTCACACAGCCTATCACGGATAGTTAACCAAAAACACGTGCAGCTTAGGCTGCAATAGGAGGCCAAAAATGGCTAAAACAAAAAATGTAACAACAATAAGAATCGAAAAAATGGCTAAATCTTACGAAGCCAAGATGCTTCGTAGGATTGAGAACTACAAACAAAAACTTGAAGAGCAAGCAAAATCTGGCTCAGAACTACTAGAAAAACAAATTGAGCTAGAATCACTCAGGGAAGAGGGAAAAGAAATAAGCCTCCTAATTAAAGAGGCAAGAAAAAAATTAAATTTCGTACTAGAAAGGGGTCGAGAAAACAGAGCTGCGAAAAAAGAAATCCTCGAAGAAATTGAAAAGATCAAAAAATAAAAATAGGTATAACAATGGGTGGTAAAGGTAGTGGAAGAAATAGAGTTCGGACGTATCGCGGCTTAACGCCGCAACAAATAGTAGCACTGTTTTACGAACACGGATTCTTTGTGTCAGTTAGAACAGTGTACGCTTGGGCTAGAGGTATTCGAAAACCAAGTAAATCACACCAGGCGATCCTCGATAAAATCACGTAAAGAAACAGGATGGTAAATGAAAGGATCTAAAAATGAAAAAATATCGTATTAGTGAAGGCGAGGGCTATGGCGGTCGACATTATATTGTCGGTGAAACAGTACAAGCGCCGTGCTATGGTGAATGCTTTGATGATGGCGTCAAATATCTAACAATCCTAGAATCAACTAAAAAATATTTCGATGAAGAGGGGATGTCATTTGGGGTCGGTTGCGAAAGCGGCTACGTGTTTTGTGCTATCTGTCGCGAAGCAACGACAGAAGAAATCGAACAATTAATAAAAAAGGAGCAAAAAAAGAGAAAACTCAAAAAATATCAAAAAGAATTGTATGAAATAAAACAGACAATTAAGCGCTTGGGAACATATGTACAAACAGAAGAACAGCTTGTTTTAGACGGCGAAGTTTTGTTTGACAATCAAAATCTATATGGCGGCGGCGACTGGATAGTCGTCCAAAAAGACTTTATATGGTACGTCGTCAACAATGGTCAGGATGGCGATAATTGGTCGAATAATAATATCAGAACAGGCGGAGCTGGCGCTATTGGTCGGTGCTTAGAAAGAACCGATGAAATGGTCGAACAATTGCGTGAACTCCAAAAATTTTTCAATGAGGTAAAAAATGAAAACAAGGCGAAATAGAATAATAAAGGGTCTCGAATGTTTTCGTTGCGGCAACTATTTCAACGTTGATCCGCTGCAACAACTATGCGAGATCTGCATTGAAGAAATTGAAGAAGAAGAAGAAGAAGAAAGCCGATCTCGGTCGTATCAAGATCGGCTTTCAACTACAATTACTTACTAAAGTAAATCGAGTATATAACACCTAATCAATATATCCCCACAATAAAGCGCTTGCAATCATTAATGTAGAACCCGCAATAAAGCCGATAAAAAAGCTATCATACCACGGATTATAATCATCACTTGTATTGTTGACTATATAACGTTCATTACTCAATGTTTCAACAATCCCGCTGCAATATTGGAGTTCATTAGTGCACTCCCACAGCAATTGTAGATCACTGTTACCGTCTATAATGTCGCCGATGTCGCTTGAATTTGTCGACGACATTTTTTGCGCGGTTGCGAACTTCATCGGCGCGGCGGTTATAACTATTGATAGTATCAAGATTATTTTTATCACGAACAATTTTTTCATCGATTTCCCTAAGCGTTGTTTCAAGCCGGTCATCGCGATTTCTTATTGCGTTTTCGATCTGTGTATCATAGTCGATTTCTTTTTTTCTCGTTATAAATAAAGCAGCAACAAGCGCGACAAATAAACTGATAATAACAATAACTATAGTTGTAATTGTTTGTATCATTTGTTTAATCCTTTGACTAAGGCGCGGCTTACGCTATAGGCGCCGGTCAATGAAGCTGGAACCCATTTCGCGAGATTAAGCCAATCATCTGATTGAATCTTACCGAACCATAGCATCAAAGTTCCGATACATAATGTCGTGAGTATAACGATAACAGTAAGCCACAATTCAGTTGTTTCAAGGCCATTTCTCGTCGCGTGTTGATAACCATTCATTTCTCAAGCCCTTTCAAAAATGATTTACTGATAGTCATTATTGTTCTACCTAAATATGGAATTGAACTATTCAATTGAATCCATCTTTGAGCAGCCGTTGACGTTAAGAAAAACGGTTCTAGTAATACCGTAGGGACATCGCTTAGAATAACACTTCTAAGTCGCGGCCATTTTTGATCGGGTAATCCAACAACTAAAAATTTTTCTAGTTGCATACCATAATTCAGCGATGGAAATAATGCTTTTTTAAAGCACTCTGCAAGTCGCATTGATATAGGGTCATCTTTTTTATAGAACGCAACACCATAATTGACGTTGATGTCAGTGCTAGCGTTCAAATGTATTTCAATCGCGAATGGACAATTAAGCTGTTTGGCTTCGAGCGATTGTGGTCCAATAGATTCATAACTTCTGTCGCTCGCTGGATAATCGATTAGGCAATAACGGTCGAAACCGTCCTCATAAGCCGCATATTGGGCACTGGCAAGTATATCACGATTATAATTATACTCAGGCTTGAAGCCTGGAACATTGACGCCGAAAGGAGATCTGTAACTATGTCCAGGTATCCAGCCGACCGGGGGAAGATTTATCGAATTATTTTTTTTCATTTCTTATCCAATCAATACTAACAGCAATGTTATGGACTTCATCAGTAAGCCGAGCAATACTTCGACTTAATTCATTTATTTGTTCGAGCAATTTTTCATGGGCGACTGATTGAGACATACGATGTCTTATGCAAGCTTGCTGGCAACGATCTTGAATTTTTTCATGGTCAAGTTTCGTTATAAATTTTTCTCCAAGCATTGTTGCCATGAAGCGATATATCAGCATAATAAGACCAAATAAGCCGCCGAGACCACCGACAACCGCGCTTGCAACCGCAAGATCTCGCATTGCTCTTACTCGCTTATATAGTCTGGATGTCCAGGTGTTGGATTTCCGAATGCATCGATGAAGCCTTCGCCGCTTGGCGTAAATAACGGAGTGCCCCAAAATTCATGAACGGGCTTACCATTTTTTTTGTACTTTTCCGGCAAGTCGCTCCAATCTTTATCTTTAACTTCCTTAACTTCATTGGACTTAAATTTTGATTTCATTTCGTCGAGATCGTTTTCATCAACAAGCGCCATTGTGAAATAGCCCGAACCATCGGGCAATGGAACACTTACCGCGCTATGGATATTAATATCTAATACGACTTGTTTTAACGCCATTGCTTAAGCCCTTTATTTACTGGGGTTTAGGTTTGTCATAGATTTTTATATTGCTGATTATTCCA